AAGTTTAATTTCCACATTCATTCCCCATCACCTGAGATTTAAATTTCAGATTGGGGGTGAGGAAGTCCAGGCGCCTCTTTATGAAGCGTTCCTGGCGGAGTGGGTCTTCAAACCCTTGGTGGACCAAGTCAGGTCTGACCTAGACCAGCTGCTAAACGACCTCAACCTATGGGAAGAGGGGAAAACCTCCGATGGGAATTTCTCCCTTGACGAGATTTATCTTTCGCTTAATCGGCTGGTTGACGAACTTCAAAGCGTCAATACCGCGGTTAATATGTTCATTCGGAGAACCTCGAAAGAGGCCACCCGTAATGCTAAGAAGAGATCCACTGCCGTAAGGCTCTGGAAATCTTGCCGAAAGATGGTTCTTGGGCTACCTACACGTTAGTAGGTGTGCACCCAACTCCTCTATAAAGTACTGAGGAGGTTCATGAACAATATGGAGGAACTTTTACATCCACCCCATGTAACCCAAAGGGGGAACCTGTAATCCATAGAACTTGGGATGAAAATCTCAAGGGTTTGGTTCGGTCACGTTAACCGGTCGGCCGTTAGGATAGCTTTCCTAAAGCTAGAATCCGGTCCCTTCATTCGGGGAAACAATTGAGAATGGTGGTTCAAGTGATCTCCACTATGGAGCACTGAAGAGTGCTCTGCAAAGAACAACGGTGACCAGGGGCCGTCCCTGTACTGGGAGATGTTACTCAACAGTACGTGGTATGAAGTGCAGACCCGCTTATGCACCATTATCGCGAGTGTAGCATGTGATATTAGCATGTGAAACTGTTTGGGGGTTGTCGTGTCCTGAGTGGGCTTCGGTCCACAATTACACCCAGCCTGAAATACATCTTTTGTAAGTAAAAAAAGCAAAAGGAACCCTCTATCCTCTGGAAACATGTTAGAGGCCTCGAAAGCTCCTAAGTTGCTCTCTGAACTAGTTAAAAAAAGAATCCCCATCGTGCCCTACGCCACTCCCCGAAAGGGGGTTAAAATAAATTTAGTAATAAGTTTAGGCGTTTTTTGTTGGACAAAGACAATGGGATGTCTGCGTTTAGGTCCTTTCTCATAGGGATAGGAGAGTAAACTCTACCGATTCCCGAAATTTCCTAGCAGCTTGACTGCAATTCGGCCAGGAAACTCTGTGTAAGCAGAGGGGGCTGTGTCCGAAGTCCTCC